AAGGGGCGAGTTACGCTCAATTAGTAGCTACTTTTAAATACTTAGGCTATGAGTTGCCTAGTGAGTTAAGAGCCTACGCAGATTATAACTTATATGCTGATGAGAGATTAAGCGGTGATTTAGTAATAGCATTTAAGCCTGTTACATACGCTGGTAGCTACGGACAAGCGTGGGAGAATGTGGCTATATATAACGATTTAGGCGAGAAATTAACAGCGAAATATGCTAACATTAGCAGTGATGGGCTAAACATTGAAGCAGTATTTGCTAAAGATGAAATCCAGCCAAAAGGCGATAGCTGGGAGCCTGTGCCTAGTGATTATGCGTTGCTAGATGGCGAAGTGAGAGTGAGTATCACTTTAGGCGTTATAAGCTATTATGGGGCTACTTATGGGCTAAGAATGCTTAATAATAATCCAACGAGTTGGCCAGAGAGCTTTTTAGGCTCTAGCCAAAACTATAATGAGTGGATTTTTACCTTTCATAACTATAAGCCAACGAAGTTTAGCATCACAAATGGAACACACACTTATGGTGGTTATGGGTATATGACTAAGTATAATATGCGTTTAAGTATAGGCAACTGGAGCAAAACGCTAACCTATAATAATAGCTCTTATCCAAATAATATTGAAGTTGATTTAACAAATCTTAATTTTGGAAGCGACGCAAAGACTATTGAACTTGCTAAAGCGTGGAATGTGCCAGTAACGCCATATGATATAAATCAAGATATGGTAGGTGAATGATGGGGTACCCCACGAAAGTGGGGCTTTAGTGTTTGCTACTTTAGCACGGACTTTGTTCGTGCGTTAAAAGTAGGTAAAAATAGGGGTACCCCGCTTGCGGGGCTTTAGTGCGTTTCCAAAGTGCCAAACTTTGGTCGCATACGGCGACTTGTTGCCGTGCGAAATCAAAAATAGTAGGAGAATAAATTGGGATATATAGTTTATGGGATATTGGCTCTCATTTTAGGGCTGTTGTGGTGGCAAAATGGTAGCTTACAAGATGAGCTAAAAGAGCAACACTCACTAAATAAAATAGCTATTGAAGCTAATAATAAGTGGGAAGCTGAAGTATCTAAACTAAATAGCGAATTTGCTAAGGGGCTAGAAACTCTATCGGAGTTAAAGCAGGAAAGACAAAAGGAGATAAAATATGTTACAAAGGTTAAAGAGAGCATTATCCAAAACAACAATAGTAGTTGTATTGATGCTGTCAATAGTGTTTATGCAAGGTTGCTCGAACAAAGAAATGATAATAACAGCACCTATAGATAAGCCTAGGTTTGATTTTACCCCTTTGGTAGTGGAGAACCCCTATATGGATTTTAATAGAAGTGCAAAGACAGAACAAGAAGCTGCACTAATGCTATGGGATTTATATAGTTATATAAAAGAGTTAGAAAGTAGTTTAAAAGGAGTTAGGAGTTTAAATGAGTGAATTAACTACTATAACAGCGTTTGCCAGCACTGCTGAGAAGCTGGGTATTATAGGTATTTTGTTTATATTCTTAGCATATAAGATATATCAATACCAAGCTATGTCAAAGCAGATAGGACAAGTGTTGCAGGATTTAAAAGAACAATCAAAAGAGTTAAGCAATATCCTTAGACATCAGTTAGACTTTCAAAGTAAGTTTATGATTGAGTTAAAAGAGGAGTTAAGGGATATCAAATCTAAAACTAATGATATTCACCTACATTGCAAAGAGAGTGCTAATATAATGCGAGATAGAATGAGGAGAAGCGATATATGAGTTTAATAGAAAGTATAAAAGTAAATGAAGGCTTTAGAGCTAATATTTACCAATGCACAGCTGGGGTGGATACTGTTGGCTATGGCTTTAATGTAAATTATCTAGAAGAAGATGAGTTAGCTTTAAATAAGGGGGTAGTAGAGCCTATGACCCCTGAAGTGGCTCATAAAATACTAGAGCTAAAACTAGAAAAGCTAAAAGCAGCTCTAATAAGGGAGTTTAGTTGGGTAGAACAAAAGCCTATAATAGTGCAAGAAGCCCTACTAGAGATGGCATATCAACTAGGTATCCCTAAAATGAAAAGCTTTTCACAAACCCTAACATATATAAAAGAAGATAACTACCAACAAGCAGCAATAAACCTAAGAAAATCAAAGTGGGCTAAGCAGACCCCTAAGCGTGTAGAGAACCTTATAAGAAGCCTTCAAAATGCCTGATAAGCACTCATACGCAGCAGTAGAGGGCTTATTTGTAGAGTTAATGTCCTCTACTATAGAAAATGTCTTAGACAAATTAAGAAGTGGTAGCGCTGATAGTAAAGATATTAGAAATGCTATTACACTTTTAAAGGATAATGGCTTTACTCTTAGGGATATACCTATGAATAAAGACCCTAATGAAGTGTTAGCAGAGATAGCTAAGTCTATACCAGCTCTACCTAATCTATCTGCTACAGGGGAAGTTATAGATTTAATGGAGTATGATGAAAACGAACAATGATATTCAAAAAGCCAAAGATGACTTTAAGCTATTCTTATTTATAGTCTGGAACCATCTAAGGCTCCCTACCCCAACACCAGTGCAGTTCCAAATAGCAGACTACCTACAAGAACAAGGCACTAAAAGAAAGATTATAGAGGGTTTTAGAGGTGTTGGTAAGAGCTGGATAACATCAGCTTTTGTCTGTTGGCAATTATGGAGAGACCCTCAAGTAAAGATACTGGTTGTCTCAGCTTCTAAGCAAAGAGCTGATGACTTCTCAACATTTACCCAAAGGTTAATTAGTGAGATGCCTTTACTTCAGCATTTGATGCCTACAAACGACCAAAGACAATCTAAGGTAGCCTTTGATGTAGCCCCAGCTAGAGCCAGTCATAGCCCTAGTGTTAAATCACTAGGTATAACATCTATGCTTACAGGTAGTAGGGCTGATATAATAGTAGCTGATGATGTCGAAGCACCTAATAACTCAGCCACAGCTGACCTTAGAGAGAAGCTATTAAAGGCTGTAAAAGAGTTTGAAGCTATACTAACACCTAAGCCTACAAGTCAGATTATATATCTAGGAACACCACAAACAGAAGAGAGTATATATAATAAACTAAGAAAGAGTGGGTTTGATTGTAGAGTATGGACTGCTGAAGTGCCTTCAGTAGATAACTATGGTGGGGCTTTAGCTAGTACTATTGTTAAGAGTATGGAAAATGGTGTTCCAGCAGGAACCCCTACAGACCCTAAAAGATTTACTGCTAATGACTTAGAAGAGAGAAGGCTAAGCTATGGTAGAAGTGGGTATGCCTTGCAGTTTATGCTAGATACTAGCCTAAGCGATAGCGAGAAGTATCCACTAAAAACTGGGGATATAGTAGTAACTAATCTATTAAAAGATAAAGCACCTATATCTATTAGCTATGGTAGCTCACCTGCTCAGCAGATTAAGGATTTACCTTTAATAGGCTTTGAAGGTGATAGGTGGTTTTATCCACTGTTTTGTGATAGCACCTTTGCTCCATACACAGGCTCAGTTATGGCTATAGACCCTAGTGGTCGTGGTAAAGATGAGACAGGTTATGCAGTGGTTAAACACCTACACGGTAAGATGTTTGTAACAGCCTGTGGGGGATTAACTGGGGGATACTCAGAACAAACTCTAGTAAAGTTAGCTCAAATTGCCAAAGAGAATAAAGTCAATGAGATATTAATAGAAAAGAACTTTGGTGATGGTATGTATTCAGAGTTATTTAAACCTGTATTACAAGCCATACATAATTGTCTAGTAACAGAAGTGAGCCATAACACTCAAAAAGAGAAGCGTATAATAGATACCCTAGAGCCTGTGTTAAATCAACATAGGTTAGTGTTTGACTATGGGGTAGTTAAAGAAGACCTAAGACCTTATCTAGATGGCTCATATGACCCTAAGGCTTTTGAATATACTCTGTTTTACCAACTAACTCGTATAACAAAAGATAGAGGAAGCCTAAAGCACGATGATAGGCTAGATGCCCTTGCTATGGCTGTAGCATACTGGGTAAAAATAGCTAGTATAGATAGTAAAAAGCTACTAATGGATTATCAAAGAAGGGTCGATGAAGAACTCTTAAATGAGTATATGAAAGATATCAATAATATTAAGTACTCAAAAAAGAGATACGCTAAAGTTATATAGGCTTATAGAAGCCTTAGAATAGCCCTAAAACAGCTAAAGACCCTTTAGGCTATACCTAGATATACCTAAGGGGTTAAAATGGATTTAAAGGCTATTTATGGGCTTATTTACTTTTAAACATATCTGTGTTATAATAATTATAAATCAACACAAAGGAGATATTTATGAAAATAGTAAATGGAAAGGTTGTTCCATTAGACCCTAAGGTTAAAAGACTAAGAGATACAAAGGAAAGGTTACACAATAGATACAAGAAATTAACGCTTATGTTTGATATGTGTATTAAAGACTGGGAAGGTATTAACGAACCAAGATTTAAAGGCGATGAAAATGATGAGAAAGATATAGTAGATTTATACTGCTCTATTCGTAATGAACTATTTAGAGTTAGAGAAGAGTTGTTAGGAATAGAGAATAAGCTTTTAACAAGCCTTAAATAGCTCTAAAATCGCTAAAGAACCCTTGGGGTATATCTAGGTATGCCTAAAGGGTTAAAATGGATTTAAAGGCTATTTATGAACTTATTTAATATAGTCTATTTTTTAGTATATTAAACACTGATTTTATCACTAAAAATCATACCCTTCAAATGCCCTATTTATGGGGGTGTCCCATATGGGGGAAGGGAAAGGGAAAGATATACTATAAAATATACTATAGAATAAACTATAAGATATACTATAAGATACCTAGAGATTAGTCTAGGGTGTCCTTTAGGATATCTTAGGTTTAGTCTAGGGTGTCCTTTAGGATATCTTAGAGATACCCTAGCCTATCTATGGGATATCCCTTTCTTGATTTATATATTAATTTATAAAAGAGAATATATAATACACTCTCTCTAGATAGCCCATAAAAGCATTTGGATAGCTAAGGGATACCTAGGTATAGCCTAAAGTGTCTTTAGCGATTTATGAGCCATTTAAGGCTATCTAAATTATTACACGAGACCACCCACAGCTCTGAGAATTTTATCTGCAAAGGGGGTGGTAGTTTCCACTTAATATCTACGGATATTAACCGAACCTTGAAAAAGGTTTGGACTATTTTTACCAATTACAAACTGCTAATTGGCTCGAAGCTTTATATGCTTTGTGGGTCGCCCAGCTGGGGTTCTTTAGGGTGATACTTTTCACCCATTAGCTCAACTACCAGTGGTAGAAAGAGGTGGTCAGAAGTCGCCGTAGCACTTCACCATAAGGGTGGGAGCTTTACCCACCTTAATTTTATTCTTACACATTACTTCTTCTTATTTTGGGATATTTTGAGGTATTTTGGGATTTCCTAAGGGGGTGTAAAAAATTGGAAAAAATATTTGAAACCCTTAATAAACGCTCAATCGGCGAGCGTTTCCCCCTTGCCCCCTTTGGAAATCTTAAAGAAACCTTAGGCAAAACTTAGGCTAATCTTAAAAATAATTAAGGGCTAATTCTTAAAACCTAAAAACCACTTAAAAAGCCTAATAAAAAGCTAATAAATATCCCTTTTAATAACTTCGGAATATATTCAACACGCTTTAAACGCCCTTAAAATGGGCTAAATCATCGGATAAAATAAACGATTTTAGAATAAATAGCTAATTTTTTGCGATATTTTTTAATTTTTTTTCTAAAAATACTTGACATTGCTCCAATTTTATGCTATAATTATACCAATTAAAAAGAAAAGAGAAGTTTTAAAAGAAACCCTTAAAAAGGGGCTTTTAAAGATTTTCAAAACTTTTTAAAAAAACTTACTAAAAAACCTTGACTTTAGTTAGATTTTTTGGTATAATAACATAAATTAAAAAAGAAAAGGAAAAAAGATGGAAAGCTTAATAAAAGCTAAGTTTGTAAGCCGCTTTATAGAATGCGGAAGGCTCTTAAGTTTAGTAGAGAATAAAAAACAGCGAGTTACTGGCAAAATTGAAAATAATACCTATGTAGTCCTATATAATCCTATAGAAGACCGCTGGGCTTTAGTAATAAATAAGGAGGCTGGCTATCCTTGCTATAGCTTAGACGACAAAGGCACGCCGATTGCTATATATTTAGACAAAATGGGAAACATTAGAGAACGAATTATTAAACAGGAAACATTTAACGAAGTCTTAAGTAATTCTGAAAGCTCTCAAGATTTTAGGGACAACTTGAGAGCATCTCAACAAATATTGAAGCATAATTATACCTTAGAATATATTAAACCTAGCTTAGGATATAACCTTGAGGACTTACCTGTAAGTTGCCAAAAAAGAAAGGGGCATTTCTTTGAATGGTGTAATGGTATAGCAAAAATGGCAATATTAAGGGACAACAAAGAAAAAATAGTAGCAAGGTGCTTAATATGGGATAAAGAGTATATTAAGCACAATGGGGAGCCGTGCTTAAATGATATGGCAGACAGGCTCTATTATAATGAAAGTATCCATAAAATAGCCCTTAAAAATGAGCTTAAAAAATTAGGTATAGGAAGTATGTGGGAAAGAGATGGGGAAGATGATAGGCCGTTTAAATATAGGGAATTTACCTTACATTTACCTGAAGATATAAAAGAAGCGTTAGATATAACCATTGAAGACAGGGAAGCCCCTTTTTTAGATACTTTTAACCATTATAATGAGAATGAAGGGGTTTTATATAGTTTTCATTGGCCTAACAGATTGGGGTATGAGTATTATGCATGGGACGGAGATACAACGAAAGTTTTATTAGATACTAGCGGCTACACAATGACTGATGAAGATGGAGTTTGGGACGATTACAATGAATGTTACATTGATATGGAAAATGCCGTAGAACCTATTAATTATGATGGGATCGCACACATTGATAATTGTATATATAGTCAATACCACGACGGCTATTTATTAGATGATGGAGATTTAATAGCCGTTAATACCATTGATGAATGGCATGACTATGATTATACCTATATGGGCAGCGGAGTGGAATTAGTAGTAATTGATGACAAAGTTTATTTTCTTGATAGTGTAAGAAGGTATAGAGCTTAAAATATAAGGGGGCATAGCCCCTTTTAATTAAATGTTAAGAAATGAAAAAGGATAATAAAATGAATGAATTTATAAAATTATTGAATATTAATCAAAGTGAATTATCTAAATATATATTAAATTATTTAGATAGAATTAAGGCGAAAGAATATTATAATATTAAATACATTGATAAGGCTGGTATCTTAGTAACGCCTAAAGGAAACCGAAAGTATCCCTTGATTTGTGCTCATTTAGATACTATAAATGACCATAAATCCAAAGAATTACCAAAGCTTAATATAAAAGGGGACTACATATCCTTAGCTAGTGATAGCCCTTGCGAATGCTTAGGGGGTGATGATAGGTGCGGTGTATATATAGCACTATCTTTGATAAAGGATAGAATACCTTATGGATTTGGCTTTTTCTATGATGAAGAGATAGGGGGTGTGGGTAGTGGCATAGCTAGCCCTTTAATAAACAATTTAGACGGCGTTACGGCTTTTATAGGGCTAGACCGAAAGGGGTGTGATGAGTTAGCCTTATATGGTTATAATAATAGTGAATTGATAGCTTTATTCGAAAGTAGAGGTTATTTTAAGGCAAGGGGGAGCTTTACCGATGCTAGCAATTTATCATCTTTTAGTGATAAGGGCTTGGCGTGTGTTAATCTAAGTGTAGGCTATTATAATGAGCATACTCTAAAGGAAACTATTAATATAACGGCGATGAATAGAACCTTAGCAGTTTTAAAATCTATGGTTGATGAGCTATCATCTAAGCCATTTTTGATAGAGAATTCTATGATTTATGGTGAGCTATATCAAAGTGAGTTGTATTATTATGGCGATGACATATATAACTATGGTAGTGATGATATCTATAACTATGATGATGATGATACCGAAGAACTGGAGCAATGGTATATCG